TAATTTAATCTATTGTCTGTATAATTTTGAAATAATGTAACAGCAATCATCATATACATGTATTGAGGTGTCTCATACACTTCATTAGAGCTGCGATCTTGTACTAGATATTTGTCAACTACTTGGCGAAGACCAGCGTAGGTGAATAAATTATCTCTACCATGATCAATCCAAGAATTAATCTTAGACCACTCTTCGTATGTATACTTACTAATAATCTCAGGATCATATACTTTCTTTTCAATACATTTATAGCAATGATCAACAACCGAAGGAAGACCATTTACCCATTCAGATCCAAATACTTGTTTGTATACTCCATATAGTAAGAGACGAGCAGCAACGAACTGATAGTTAGGAGTTTCTAAACTAATAAGATCACTAGCAGAACGTACTAAAATCTCATGAATATCCTTTGTTTGAATACCATCAAAGAATTGTAGATCTGAGTTCATTTCAACTGCAGAAGCACTCACACCGCTTCCTAAACCTTCGCAAGCTTCTTCTACTACCTTATGAATCTTATCTAAATTTAGAGGGGTCAGAGACCCGTCACGCTTACGAACATTAATTCCGTTCCCGTTTGTCATACTTTTTTCCAATCGTTAAATTTTAATTTTGCTTGTAATCCTTGGTAGACATTTGATTCTACCACTCTTTGCACATCATGTCCAGCAAGATGCATGTCGTTGATGTCTTTCTGTAATATATTTTTTGGCCAGACAACTACCTTATCTCCTCGGTCAACGACTTTGGAGATTCTGGTGACGATCTCTCTATTGCGTGGTTCGTTATCAAAAATCCAAATATGATCGCTCCACTTAAACGACCTAATATCAATATCGGAACCAGCCATGGCAACCGAGTTTTTAATGAACGTAGCATCAAAAGGTCCTTCTGTAATGTAAATTGGTTTGTCTGTATTAATTCTATCCAGTCCAAAAATCTTGGGTTGTTCCTCGTCAAGCATGATCGTAATGTATCTAATCTTTGCCTTTGGGGCTAGCGATCTTCCTTGATATCCGAAAAGGTTACCTTGTTTGTCTTTGAATGGGATGATGATGCGATCACTATCTTGTCTCAGGGTATCAAATGTCTTCTTTTGTTTGTTTGTCCATTCCTTAAACTTGGGACAATAATAGAAGTAATCTAGATCTTTTATACCACGTTTTTCAAGATAGATTCGCGCAGGGTGTGTAATATTTAGATCAGAAATTTTCTCTAGATCGGTATTAGTTTTAACAAATTTTGGTTTGCTAAAATTAAATTTTGGGTTAGGTGTAGCAGTCCCCTTGCCAGTGCTACCTTCTTTAAATTTCTCCATGATGTATTGATCATAAAGATTTACATCATGGTCTTTTAAGAAGTTTGCAAGTGATCTACCAACTCCACAATTATGACATTTATATGTAAAATTGTTCTTGATCTTAAACAAATATCCCCTCGCCTTATTGCGTCTCTTTTTAGAGTCACCACAGTAAGGACACCTGAAATTATACAGGTCTGCCTTCTTGCGACTGAAAAGAGTCAGGCGAGGGGATATTAAATTGATATACTTTACATCAAGAAAGCTCAATTACTGGCATTACAACTTCCATCATACTAACACTAGGTCTCTGTTCTGTCAAGTTTCTAATAAGTGATTGACCTGGTGCTGAAACAAAAAAACAAATAACAGACAATGCTCCTGCTATCGTCCACATCTTTTTCTCCATAAGTCTAAGTCTATCATCAACCTTTCTTATATCTCTTTCGCATCCTTTCTTAATAGCATTTGTCTCTCTATTAACATCAGCAGATAGTCTATCTAATTTTTCAAATAGAACTTCATCTATTTTATCTTGTTTGTCTAACTTCTCATTATGTACAGCAAGAAGTTGACCCATCTTCATAGAGTTATCTTGAAGAGTGTCAACTACTTTTTCTAATCTTTCTAGTATTGCTGTATTAATTTCAGACATCTCATATACCTTACACGTTTCTAACGGCAAAGTCAAGAGCAGATTGATATGTGGCAGCGTCTTTGTTCAGCATGTACTGGAACTGTTGCTTGTGTGTATCATCTAACTGTGCATAACAAGCAGCAATACGTTTTGCTGAGAAATTATCTAAGTTTTGTACACTACCATCAGAGAATTGTACCTTTGCAAAGGATCCTTCACCCTGTGGATTAAGTTCAGAAGTTGCAACATCTAATGCAACTTGAATAACATCTTGATTTTCAGTCATAATTTTAGTATTCAATTCAGTTTCTTCTCTTTTGAGTTTTTTTGTTTGAGATGCTGCTTTCTTCTTAAAGTCAGCAAGTCTTGCTTTCATGAGCGTATCCATTTCTTTGGTCTTACGCACCATTTTTTCCTTAGCTTCACCACGTTTTTTCTGTAAGTCTTTTTGTCTAGACAATTTTTTCTGTTGTCCAATAGACTTTTGAGCTCTCTCAGTTTCAGTAGAGGTATACTCTAGAATTTGTGTGTCAGTTTCTTCTTTCATTTTTCTACGCTGAATACGGGAAAAGAGATCCTTCGCTCCTTTAGAACGACCATCAACTCTCTCATTGTTTTTCTTATACTTACGATGTTGTCTAGGATTTACCATGACAAATGCGGGAGGTAACTGGAGTCCAGAACCGTCACCAGCGGAATTAATCATCTCATTTATATTAGATTCAGTAGTCTTAGACATTCTTCGTCAGCATCGTTGTTCATTGAGGGTGGTAATCTATTTAGAAACAACATAAACGCCTTGATTTGACGCCAATATGTTGCCTCAATTTTGTAAAACAGTAGTGGTGTCCCTGCTTCACCAAACACATTGTATAATACGATCACATGATTAAGTATCAAGTGAGTCTTGAGCTCTCCCGTCGTCTCATACCTTTTAAACAGTCTTTTGATGTACTTAAATCTCTTTAAGTCTTCTTCAAAATCAGAATAAGTTACGGACGACGGATTGTTGTAGTTTTGAATAGCGAAAAATAACCAGTTATCTGGCGTCAATTCAGTAATTTTCATTCATTAGCTACCGAATGTTAGAGTTGCTGCTCCATCAGAGATTACTTCTTCAGTACCGTTTGCAGATGTAATCTTAACACGATACTTCTGTCCATCTAAGGTAGCACCACCAAGTCCAGTGTAACCAAGTGTGGCTGTAGTGAAGTTAGTATAAGTAATACCTGTATCAAGTGAAGCAGTGATGTTCTGCCAACGCTTACCTGATGCAGTCTGACGTTGCCAAACATATGCAAGTGTTCCAGGTGTTCCTGTTGTAGTTGTAGCAAGGTTCGCAAACGTACCAGCACCAGAAGATGATGTAGATGCAGAAGGTTGTGTGCCAATAGCTACAGAAGATGCAACATCAGCAGCGATTGTATCATCAGCCATATCACCAGATGTACCAGCAGCAACTGACATCGCTGCTATGCATTCTGCCTTATGACGTGTGTTACCATAGTGATCTGTATATGTTCTATACAACCACCAACCAGGATTTTTAATTCCACGAGACTTACTCTCGTTAAGAGAACCCTCAGTAGAATCAGCAAAAATTAGTTCATAACTATTAGAATCTCCACCCACAATTACAAATTCTGCAACGTGTTTTGGAGGAGTTCTTTTAATTACAGCAGTATTAGCAACTGTTGCAGTTGCTCCTGCGTATACTTTGTGTAGTTCTATGCTAGTTGTACTAGTAACAGTCTTAACAATGTAGTTAACACCAGAAATTTCAAGTACATCACCACCGACAACGGTGTCAGCAGCGTTCTTTGTGACAGTGGCATCACCGTTAGTGACACCAATACTTTGTGAGAATGCAGCTGCATCCGTTGTTCCAATAAGTGACATCTTTTTCTCTAATCGTGTATTGTTCTAAGTTTTATTTATAAAAGGGACTATTCCTTTGCTGCAATAGCGGCTTTGACAGTCTCAAGTAGCTTGTCATCCATATCAGTTTTGGTCAGTTTAACTGCCTTACCTAAGATAACTAAGCAAATATCTATTAATTTTTCCCCAAGTTCCTCGTTGTCGGGAATTTTATTTACTGCGTCTGAAATAACTTTCGTTGCAAGTGGGAGTAAAAAAGAAAACATGGTATTAATCCATAATATGTGTTCTTCTATTTATTACTTTTCCCACTCCCCTAAAATATCACTCATAATCTTCATAAAATCCTTGAATGACATAAGTTTTCCTACCCTATGATATCTTCTTGCTTTCAGTACACCAGACTCAAATGATTCTTTCTTTACTTTCTTCTCTGGTAATCCTTTATGTTTAGTAGATGCAAAATCTTTTGCATCAGATTTTTTTATGCTGGCAGCAACTCTGGCAACCTCAGGTGAGGCAGCTTTCTTCTCACCTTTTTTTTGAGCTTGTCTAACCATCCCGAAGAATCTTTGTTGGGACTTTGAGACTGACTTTTCTGTGACATAACTTTTTGACTCATTATTTACATTGGTAGTCATTCCTTTTTGTTCATCAGGAATACGAGGCATGACTTCTACTTGACTTTTCTTTTTAGATTTAGTCTTTCGTTCTTTGTCCTTGCAATCACATTCCTCTCGGAATTGTTTGAAGGGTTTCATTTTTTCTTTTTCATTGCAAGGATTTTACTTACCTTCTTGCGTCTAGCAATTAGGTACTTATCTGACTTATCATGATCTCCATCATTGTCAATGTCCTTGTCTTCCTTACCAACTGGATCTAACTTTTTCTCTGTTACATGTTCTACTGACTCTGCTGCTTTCTTAAATGCATCTTTAGCAGGGTATCCTTTATCGCCAGGTTTTGCAGGAGATTCTCCTCTCTTTCTCTTAGCGTGAATGTTGTCATAAAGACCCTTCTTACCTTCTTTTATCTCATCTTCATGTGGTATTGTGTTACCATCTTTGTCTTTCTGATGATGAAACTCATCTTCTTTAACGCAATTAGGAACTGACTTTCCTCCTTTCATCTTAGTTCCCTTTGCCTTATATCCTTTCCAGCATGTAGAAGCACCAACATTAGCACGAGCTTGCTTCATACTACCTTCGTCTATATTATCCCAGTTCTCAATCTTAATCTTTTCAAGAACCATTAACTCTCCATCAATTTCTATCTCTTCTCTTTCTAAAATGTTTGGGCACTCCTCAGTAGGATGGTTACCACCACATTTCTTACAAATTTCTGTCTCTTCCTTAGTAGCAAGTTGTGCTTTTGGTGATTCTTTCTTAGGACCTTTCTTTTTAATAGAGACTCGTTCAATCTCTGCACCGTGTGACTGTGGATCCATGCCATCAAATGGTGCTTCAGATAAGTGTAAATCTGGTAGGTCTGTGTTTTGGAAGCAATCGCCACCCATCCACTTTCCATATTGTTCTATCAAACCTGATGAGAAATCATCATTATTTTTGACAGTGTTAATTGTATCTTGCTTCTTCATTTACTTACAAGGAGGTTCTTCTCGTATTATTTATAGCTCTAACATTCTTAATCCATTCACGGAACATTTTTCCTTCTTCAGATATAACAATTGCATAGTTACCACCCACTCTATGGATAGTTCCTTTGACTCCTGTTCTTGAAGACATGACACTATCACCCTCGCTCAGACCTTTTTCGTGTCTTTGCTCTTGTCTTAGTGCTTGTTCTCGTAATTTCTTAAAATTTATCATTTATAGTTTGCGGGTAAGTTCGCTGCTACTTCCATCATTAAAGTTTTGCAATCAGCATCCCCTAGAGCACTTGGTATACCAGACTTGAACGTTTTATAATCGCCAGCAAATGCTGCTCGTCTCATTTTTGTTCCTGATACTTTAAATGTATCACCATCTGCATCCCTTGAACCAGAAGATATGATGTCTAATGTACGAAAAGAAAAGTCTTTGTCGTTACCATTATATTTATGAATCCACTGCATCGCTTGTACTCTATCAGATCCTACTAACATCACACACTCATCAAATCCTGCCATCATTATGTCCTGTAACACTGCTACTGGATCTCTAGGTCCGCTATAGATGTGTCCCTTGTGTGTAGGAAACATCTTGTTCATATAATATAGTTTTCTAGCGGGTAAAAGAGGGTTATTTCCCTTAGTATCTACAGATTGTGAGATATAAATTCTATACTCATGTGACCCTGCAATACGTTTTACTGCATCAAAGTTCTCCTTATGACCTGTAGTAGGAGGTTGAAACCTACCAAAGGTAAAATAACATTTGTTGCACTTTAACGCCATTTTTTTGCTAGTGTAAAGTTAATGTACGAGAACTCTAGACGATTGACAAGTTTTACCATGTCACCATCTTTATGTAGAACATAACCTTCAGGTCCTGTAACCTTATATCCATTGTCTGTAAGTGCAAATGTCCTAAAAGTCTCTAAGTCATCCAACTTATCAATTATAAACTGCTTGCTCTCCTGTATTTTTTTGTACAGATTTATCATTGCTTTGAACTTACCTTCATTTTCCCTAAGGTAGTTCTGACTATCATGTACTAATTTACTTTTTTGTGCTCTTGTCTTTGGTGTCTTAATTTTATCAAGTAACGCTGTGGTTTTGTCATAATAAAAATTATACAGACTAGCAAAAGTTTTACTAACATCACCAATAGCACGTGCTGCTTTAATTTCTGAGTTGAAAAACTGTTTTACATAAGAAGCAACATGATATTTTTCATCTCCTTTAGTTCCTGATAAAAGAACTAACTGATCTAAGAAATCTCCACACTCCTTACAATTTTTTTCTATAGCAGAAATCATTTTATCAAAGTTTGTTTCTTCTTGATTACTTAATCCTACCCTGTGCATAGGTGTATCGTTATTAATTACAGCAACTTCCTTAATTTCATTTAATGTTTCGCCAACACCAGCTTTTGCTTGCATAGATGGTACATGATCACCTGTATAATGTGTGTGAAATACTATGATTACCTCAGCATTTTTAATTTTTTTACCTATTGGATGATCAACTGGTATACCATATGTAAGTGCTTGGTTACCGAACGTATAAAGTTTCTCTCCATTAACAGTTTCTGTCTTTACATCAGATTTATCTGCTAAAAAATCACCTTGTATTACACCTTTGATACCTAAGTGAGAAAAATATTTAAAACATAATTTTAATTTCTTGGCAAGATCAGGAGATTTTTCTCCATAATACATATCAATACCGTTTTCACTACTAGCAATCTTTGGTTCTTCTTTATTGAATACTGATTTAGTTCCAATGAAAAAATTTTCTGTTCTTGGATTAATGCCACAAACAACTGATGGTACACCATCCCACTTAGTTTGCATAAATCCTGTACTATTATCAGACCCAAGCATTTTTCTTATTTCTTGTAAGAAACTAACCGCAGCCATACATCCCTCAACACCATAGTTGAGCATCTCATCTTCTAAATGTTCTAAATGTTTTAACTGTGTTACGTTTGCCATTAATACACCTTCACAAATACTGATGAAAAATCTAATTGAGAACTAGCAAACAAATATAATGCCTGTACAATTTGATCTGCTTTTGTTGGATTATCTCTTAATGCTTTTAGTAACCTGAGACCATTTAATTTACTATATCTCCACTCTTGTGATTTTTCTGCAACGATCTCTTCGTACTGTGCCATGTCACGTTCAACCAATGTTCCTCTTCGATTGTTAATTGCATCAAAATCTACTAGCAATTGTGAAATTTCTCTTGTTATACTTATTCTAGCAGTTCTTAGTGAAGGATTACACTGATTGTAAAAATTTGTATTATCCCAAGGCATAGCATTAGGAGCATATTCATTTACAATGCTCGCAACATTACCTCCACCACAACGACCATGTGCTGCTGTTGCTCCTTTTAATTCTATTTGCCATGATGCTTTCGATCCACCAAAGTTTCTTAACTGAAATTTATCAAATTCACCACTACCATAGTATAAGTAAACATCTATAGGTGTACCACCTCTATTTTCAAATAATAAATCATATCCACCTGTGCTATTTCTATCAACCCATTTGTAACTAGAAACTTTTGCTCTTCTTTCTGCAGGAGGTTCTTGATTCATCACCTCAAATCTAGCACTAGCAGTCTCTATTGCTTCTGTTATGCCCTCAGATTTTTTAAGTGAGACTCCTACAAGTTCTTTACTTATAAATTTTTCATCAAGAAATTTATTAATTTCTGCTGCAGTATTTAAGTTGTTTATAGGTGATATATCAAATTCTCTTTTAGCAATCCATATATCAGAAGGATTCCATTTATCTTCATCTGTAAATTTAGATTCGTTTAATGCTACTAAATTTGTATTGACCCTTTTATATGCATTTTTTATCTCAATATTATCAAATCCACTACCACGATAAAACCTAGCATTTTGCACTCTGCATTGTGGTTGACTATAAAGTTTATTTGCTGCTAGGCAATGTGATTTATGCCACACAGTATCTGCCCACAAATTTTCAAATGGAACATCTACAAAACAATAATCATTATATGCTTGTCTTAGAACCTCGTCTGATATTGGTTGCCTAAAATCTAAATCTTGAGTAACAAGATGATATCTTACTGCACAATATACAGCAAACATAGACTCGTTTATAGCAGTTGATGCTGATCCAGCTCCACTACCACCACCTTGTATGGGTTTTACTTGTACACGAAATTTTTTATTATCTACTATAGGAATGTCTATAACATTTCCACTTACTTCTACATCATATGTCTCTCTACTTCCTGTAATATTTTTACTGGTTATAGCAGTTACTAAAGTATTTGTTATTCTACCTCTTTGTTGTTGAGGTACGTCTATTCTAAGATTAAGAACAATTTGTTTAGTTGGATCTAATTGTCTTACTTCTGTAATATCTCTTGTATTATACCCTTCCTCACGTAGACACGTTGTTATATCTCTTGCACGTGCTGCAAAATCTGTTCCTAAATTAGTAAATGAGTTTTGCCTTCTTGCCATTTACCTATTTATTTTAACGATCTCCTGCTTTCCTATTCTCAGAAAAGTAAACGTCAAACGATCCCTCAGGATAACGCTTCTCTAGTTTCTTAACATTGGTAGCAATCACATCATCAAATGATACTTCGAGTGCCATGCATGCCTGTGCTACGTACCACATGATATCACCAAGTTCAATGATCAGATGTTCTCTGTTGTCTTCGTTCCATGGTTTACCTTGGAATACCATCTTCTTAATGATCTCAAGGAACTCTCCACCTTCAGCATTAATCCCAACACCAGCAGTGGTAAGACGTTCAATATTGGCACCTTCTCTGTCAAGTTCACCCAAGCGATCAACAAGAGATTTAAAATCCTTACTAGGAGTGCTTGTGACAGCATCCACGAAATGAGTGTACCTATCAAAGTCCACATGCTTTATACGTTCCATTCTGCAAATTTAGATAATCGGTTTTGTGTTTGTGAGAATTGTTGTAAGGTTTCTCCCACCTCTTCATCTTCTATAGTAATAGCAGACGAGTCATCTGCTACATCATACAACCTCATTTTCGATCTGTCAATTCCCAGAATGAATTTTCGTGAGGCAGTCGGGTCATTGTATCTGTTCTTAAGTTGTTTGACCAAGATGCGACCTTGTTGTTCAAGTTCCTCAGTAGATATAAGGGCAAACATAAAATCAGCAGTGGCAGGGAGACCAAAAGACTCAGAAGTGTCAGTGAGATCGGGATCAGAGTTACCGTAACCGCTACGAGTAGTTTGAGTAGCAGAGATAATAGGTAAATTACTTTCCACAGCAAGACCCCGAAGCTCTTCAGCAATCGCTTTAACATAGGTATACGAGTTAACAACAGCACCTTTATATCTAACAGAAGCACAAATGTTTAGATAATCAACAAAGATAAGATCAGGTGTAAAATCTTTCTTTAATTTAAGATCACTTAGGAGTGCCTTAAAATGTCCTGCATGTGCAGATGCAGTAGGGTACTCTTTAATGATCAATTTACCTTGTGTCTTTCTAGAGATCTCATTTACTTTTGAATTAAATAAAACCTCAGGTAGTTCCATGATGTCCTTGACGCTTACGTTTAAAAGATTTGCGTCAATTCGTTCAGCAATCTTCTCCTCTGCCATTTCACATGTAATGTAGAGAACGTTGTACCCCTGAGTGAGGGCGGAACCAGCCATGTGGCACATGAATAGAGACTTCCCGACACCTGTACCAGCAAGAGCGATGTTGAGAGTCTTGTTAGGGAGACCACCTTTCGTGATAAAGTTAAACTTTTCCAAATCAAAGGGAATCTTCTCTTCCTTCCTGTGGTAGAATTCATATCTGTCTGATGATTGTTCAATGTAGTCATGTCCAATATGTTCATCAAATGAAACTGCCAAAGCATCTTGTAAAATACTGGGTATAGCACCCTTTGTGAACTTTTTGTCTCCGCCATCAGCGATCTTAATAGACTGCATGAGTGCTAAGTATATAGCACGATCTTGACACCATTTCTCTGTGGCATCTAACAACCAGTCATAATCCACCCACTCATCAGAAAGAGAATTTATTCCCTGTACTGAATCTTTGAATGTCTCTTCTGTAAGGTCTCCTCTATTCTGGAGATTAATTGTGAGGACTTCTTTAGTAGGTACTTTATCGTACTTAGCAGCGAAGTCAGCAATCTCTTCAAATACAATTTTTTCATGGTACTCTTGGAAATAGTCTGCTTTTATAAATGGCACTACCTTACGATAGTATTGTTCATTGTATATTAGATTGCGAAGTATTGTTTCTTCTATTCTTTCTGTCATTCTAGTTTTAACCTTGCAAATGATTTCTCACTCAACCTCTTCTTTTGAAGTTTACCATAATCTTCATTCAATTCACAACCAATATAATGTCTATTTAACGATTTAGAAACAATTGCTGTTGTTCCTGATCCCATAAATGGATCTAATACAATATCACCTTCTTCACTTCCTGCTTTTATACATGGTTCTATTAACTCAGGTGGATAGCAAGCAAAATGTGCTCCCTTATATGGTTTATTTGTTACTGTCCAAACATCCCGTTTGTTTTTAGTAGTGTAAGACTTGGATAACCCACTATGAGGAACCAAGCCAGTGCCAGGATTATGGTACTTACCTTTACTGCGGTCTCTTGTACCCCAGTCTTGCTTGACGGGTTCTTTAATTGCTTCATTATTATAATAGTATTTACGATTTTTAGAAAGTAGAAAAATATATTCGTGTGATTTAGTACACCTATCTCTCACACTCTCAGGCATAGGATTAGGTTTATGCCATATAATATCCTGTCTGAGATACCATCCATCTGCACGCAATGCAAATGCTAACATCCATGGTATACCTATCAGATCTTTCTCTTTGAGACCTTCAAGTTTGTTACCTCTCTTAGCACATTCATCAGGTAAATCTTGTTTAGTTTTACTTACAGTTTGTTTTGGTAATGCTTGTCCTTTACCAGGTCTGTAATTGTAATAACTATCACCTATGTTGACCCACAGTGTGCCATCGTCAGTCATCACATCACGCACTGATCTAAAAACAGATACAAGATTTTCAATATATTCTTCTGGTGTTTCTTCAAGTCCTATCTGACTATCTTGTCTAACAGCACCACACTTAGGGCAAACAGTTTTGTATATTGCATCCCCAACTCCTGCCATCTTACCATGGTTTTTATGACCAGTAATACAATTCTCAGGTTTGACTTTTGAGTCTCTCATATGATTGCAATTTGGATCTCCTCCTACCCAAGTAGCAGTTCCATAATCCCTCAGACCATAGTATGGTGGTGATGTGACACACATCCTCACTTTGCCATCAAACTCTTTTAAAGTCTCACGACAATCTCCAAATAAAATTGTATCAACCACCATAACTAAATTCCTTTCGTGCTGCCTCCTCCAGTTGTTCCATCACTCCTTCGGTGAAGTATTTGTCAGGATTGGCAAGAATAGCAGAAGGATAAACGGAAGATTCACCAACAACAACCCGATTCCCTTTCCGCTTGAAGATCCCATACTGTTCACCCAACTCCAATAGTCCGTAATACTTGTCAAGTCCACGTTCATCAAAATACAATCTAGTTTCAATTTTACTACCCTCCTTTGTTAGACGAGATTTTTTTGCTTCGCATTTTATTATGTTACCAACAAGTTCTGTACCTTCTTTTTCTTTCTTTTTTCCAAGATAGATTATAGTTGATGCTGCATACTTGAGTCCTGTTCCACCACCCATCTCTTTTGTGGGAATGTATGATCCAATTACATCATATGTATGATTTGTCACTATCATAGGTATCTTTGCTTGACCTAATTTTAAAGTCAATACACGAAATGCACCTTTGATTAATTGTGATTTAGTCATGTCTCTAACTTGTTTATCATTAGAGATATCTTCCATCTCTTTTGTTGTAGATAACATACCAAGAGAGTCAAGAACAAACATCATTGGTTCTCTCTTTGGTTCTTTCATATACTTGTCTACGATACGACAAGCTTGTGTTCTAAATTCTTCTATAGTAGATACTGGGAATAGTACCATACGTTGAGAATCAATACCACGAGACTCAATCATCTCCTTAGAAATAGCAGATTCTGTCTCAAAATATATGACTCCTCCTGTAGGATTTGCTTCTAGAAAATTACGAACAACACTCAAGGCAAAGAATGTTTTACCTGTACTAGTCTCTCCTGCCAGTGCAGTGACTTTGTTAGAAGGTATACCTCCATATAAAGAACCGCTACAGAGAGCATTAAAAATATAAGAACCAGTGTCAACGTAATGATCTACATCACCAGCAGCAACTCCATCACTTACTATACTAGCAAACTCATTACCACTGTCTTTAATTACTGTGTCTAAGAATCCCATTTTTTTACTTCTTCCTCATAGAAATTTACATAATTATAATCTTTACTCATCAGTTGAGCAAAAGCACGAGCAGTATCATACTCGTCAAAACATTTAATATCTTCTGAACTTACTTGTCCAACAATGTGGTTAGTCCAAGTAACGACAAAGACTTTTTTGGTCATTCAAAAAATCTCCCTAGGGTTATTCTCTTCTGGTGTTCCCACCCAATACATTGTAGCACATTTTTCAGAGGTTCCAAGAAACTCTTTTCAAATTGTGTTTGGTAATCAACATATTTCTCTATACCAAATTCCTTTGGCAGTTCACCAAAGAAACTGATACAGTTTTCGTGTAGAGGGTTAGGTGTTTTCAAGTACATAAACTTGATCTTCTCACCCTCTTGTATAAATGGATGTTTATGTTCTACTTGGTATTTTCTGACGTACCAGTTGTATAGGAGTGCTCCCCTGACATGGATGGGGGTTCCTGATGTGTAAATGTTTGTTGGATGTCTGTATTTGCTAAGGTTGTTGACTCCACGGGGGAATGCGACTTCATCGTAGGGTCGCTCTTTTGTTTCACTGCGGACTCCATTGATGAAAGTGATAAGCTCATCATTGTCTTTGCTGATAATAATCTGAAACGCTGCATATAATTTATCCCGAAAGTATGCTGGTGTTGATGACCTAGCAGTTTCTAATCCCATGATTTTCATCTTGGGTTCATTGTACCTGACTCCTTCTGAGTCCCATACGTTTAATATATATCTCTTTTTCGCTGTCCATATTCCACGATCAGCAATGTTCTCTCGCTTCATACTCATTTTTTGGTCATACGCTGAAACATACGACGCAAGTTCTTCATACGAACGTTCAATAAAAGGTTCCAATTTTTCTTGGCAGATTTTGTCAAGTATGGAAACAACCGCTGCTTTGTCGCTAGACTTATTAGCAAAAAATTTACTAACAAGAGGTCCGAGATTAAGATAGATTGAGTCAGTGTCGGATGCAATGACATAATCCTCCTTTTCTGTTGAGAGCAATTTATTTAGGTACTCGTTCATACGGTTCTCAATCCAACGGATTGATACCTGACCAGATAGAGTTATAGCTTCTGCATTTGCAAGACGATAATATCTAAAATGTTCATTACCAATAGCACCATAGGCAGAGTTAAGAGATATCTTCTTTGCCATCTGTATATTATTACAGCGAGCAATCTCTTTCATCAGTTCAACAGTAGGAGTTTTTTCATACTGTTTCTTTGCCTCAATCATTTTCTTTTTGAAAATGACACGACTATCATACATCTTCTGCATCATCTCAGGAAGAAATCCATGCTTATCCTTACTGTACTGTGCACCATTAGCACAAACAGCAAACTCACCATCAATCTCTACTTGCTTTTCAAGGATTTTATCAACAGTTGCTGTTGAATGTCTGGTATCTTGGAGCGTTTCTGGGGAAATATTGTACTGCATAATGAGGTGAGGATACAGACTGTTAAGATCAAAAGAGACCACCCAATCATAGAATCCAGGAATCGGTTCTTTGACATATGCTCCTGCGTATTTTTCAGTTTTAGTAGCACTCTCCTTCTTAGGAGGAATTGCAATCTTACGTTTATTTAATTCGTTGTAGATATAGTTGTCCCACATACGAACCTGACTAAACACATCTTCATAATTTACCTTAGCATCGTATGCCATGGTGTATGCAAGATCAATTAACTTCATCTTATCATCTAGTTTGTCAACTAATCTAACGTCATGAATGTTATAGTCAATAAACTTTTTCCAATCATTCTCATAGAACTCTTTGAATGTATCATACTCTGAGTGATCTAGTTTCTTTTCTCCTAGTTCCACATTACAGATATGATCAAGACGATATGATTCTTGATTTGTATAGGTAAACTTCTTATACAACTCAAGATAATCTAGACATGAAATACCAAGAGTATCAATAGCAAATTGTTTACGACCTTTAATAAAGATCTCTCTTTGTGATACTAGTTTCCATGGAGAAAGAAGTTTAGTAAACTTCTCACCCATAATACGATTGATACGATTATGAATGTAAGGCATATCAAACAACTGTACGTTCCATCCTGTAATTACATCAGGATAATTTTCTTGCCAGAAATCAAGGAATGCTCCTAACATGCTTTCTTCAGATTTGAAGTGCATGTAATCAACATTAGCATGTTTGTTGTCAAATGGTCTAGCTCCAAACACAGTGATACGACCAGAAAAACTATCCTTGATACTGATGGCAAGGATCTCTTGATCTGCAGATTCTATATCAGGGAAACCATTTTCAGCAGCAGTTTCAATGTCAATATTAAAGACACGAATTTTAGTGCTATCAAATTTTACAAACGTAGGATGTTGTTCAGCAATATATTGATATAAGAAACGAGAGTTGCCATAGATGTCAAAGTCAGGAACTTCTTTATATTTTTTAATAAACTCACGAGCTTCTTGAATAGAACCAAACTTATGTGGTTCTACCCATTCTCCTTCTAGTGTTTTCCATTCAGAATATTTTTTTGTAGGCAAAAACAACGTAGGATTAAAAGGAACCCTGACGTTGAAACGATTACCATTTTCATAACCACGTACGAGCAGACGATTGCCTGCTTGCTCTACACTAGTGTAAAACTTCATTCAAGACATTCAATATAACGAGCAAGGATTGCCTTGCTTGGATTAGTAACTACCAATAAGTCAGAAGATCTAACATTGAACTCACGTTCAGATGAATGTTCTGCCCATGGACATAGTTGACCTTCATAGTCTACCACATAAGGTTCGATTAGCCAAACATCAGGATCACCTGGTAGAGTTTCTCCCTCTACTGGTTCAACCTGAGCGACGATCCATTCACTCTGCAGTTTCAGCAGGTTCGCTGTTATCTCCATTAGTCTCCTCAGGGTAAAAAATTTGTTCTTCTGTCATACCAAATTCTTTTAATTTGGCAACATAGTTATCAAGAATACCAGTATCAGGAAACACAACACTTATGATATGTTCTCCACCTAAACGGTGTTCTTCGATAGGAGAGTATGGACAGAAACGTGAATACTGAATAGGAATAGTTCCATCATCATTAGGATCTCCTAGAGTAAGAATGAAAGGATAGAGCAGACGATACCCTACAACTTTACCATCT